AATAACTTAGTGTTTGAACAAAACACAATTGCTACAAGAAACCAATTCTTAAGCCAAGTTAACCCTTATCTTGAATCAGTTCAACAACGTCAAGGTTTGTACGCGTTCAGAGTAATTATGGATGATTCCAATAACACTCCGGACGTAATTGATAGAAATCAGTTAGTAGGTCAGATTTATCTACAACCAACTAAGACAGCTGAATTCATTTACCTCGACTTCAATATCTTACCAACAGGAGCTACTTTCCCAGCATAAGAGTTGTAATTAACGATATTTATAATAAAATAAATAATATAGCAAAATGGCAGTATTAGACCCAAATGAAATATTTTTCACAGCGTTTGAACCAAAACAGGCGAACCGCTTTATCATGTACATTGATGGTATTCCATCATACACAATTAAAGCAATCGGTGCTGTAACTTTAACACAAGGAAATGTACCTCTAAACCACATTAACGTTCAACGTTATGTTAAAGGAAAAACAGTTTGGAACCCAATCCAGTTTACATTATTTGATCCTATCACTCCTTCAGGTGCTCAGGCAGTAATGGAATGGGTACGTTTACACCATGAATCAGTAACTGGTAGAGATGGTTATTCCGATTTTTATAAGAAAGATTTAACTTTTGATGTATTAGGACCTGTAGGTGATATCGTATCTGAATGGATAATTAAAGGAGCATTTATTACTTCTGCTGAATTTGGTGATTACTCATGGGACTCTCCAGATACTGCTATTAATCTTACAATGACGGTTCAACCAGACTACTGTGTATTGAACTTCTAATAGAAATTCAAATAAATTTAAATTTGAGCTTGGCTTTGCCAAGCTCTTTTTTTATATTATATGTATAATAGACAAACTAGTTTTATTAAATAAAAATTTATGAACGAAACAAAATTCCCTACAGAAATTGTAGAATTACCTTCACAAGGTCTTATTTATCCTGCAGATCATCCCCTACGTAGTGGTAAGGTAGAAATGAAATACATGACAGCTAAGGAAGAAGATATCCTTACTAACCAAAACTATATTCAAAAAGGTATTGTTCTAGATAAGCTTTTAGAGGCTTTAACCCTAAATAAATTTCCCCTTAAAGAAATAACACCAGGTGACAAAAATGCTTTAATTATAGCATCACGTGTTTTAGGGTATGGTAAAGATTATACATTTATTTATGATGGTAAAGAATATAATGTAGATCTTTCTACACTTGAAAACAAACCATTTGATACTTCTTTAATAACCTCACGAGGTACATTTAAATTTACACTCCCGGTTTCCCAAACTGAAGTAGAATTTAAACTTTTAACAGATAAAGATGAAGAATTAATTAATCAGGAAATTCAAGGCTTTAAGAAACTTAATAAAGAAATCTCTTCAGATGTTACTACTCGTTTAAAACATCATTTAATGGCAGTTGATGGTTCAACTGATAGAAATGTTATTAAAGAATTTGTAGAGTTTAACTTATTAGCAGCTGATTCTAGAGCATTAAGACTTTACATTAAAGAAATTTCTCCAGATATTAATCTATCTACTAAAGTAGAGGTAAACGGTGTAGAGGAGGACATCGACATACCAATTAGTCTTAACTTTTTTTGGCCTGACCTCTGAAATAGCACCTCAATCCCGTATGGCTTTATTTAGCCAAATTCATGAAATAGTATTCCATGGTCAAGGTGGGTATGACTATGAAACTATTTATAACATGCCTATTTGGTTAAGAAAATTTACCTTTAATAAAATTAAGGAATGGTATAGTAAATCTAAAAACACTAAAAATGAGGATAGTTGGATATCAGGTGAAGCGAAAGAAAACGCAGCTAAAAATAAAAAAATAAAACCACCAACTTATGTTACAAAGGCATCCAAAAAGTGATGCCTTTTAATATTTATAACATATGGCAGACGAATTCAAAGGTTTAAGTAATGAAGCTCTAAGAAACGTGCAAAGCGTTAGAGACGCTATGCGTGAGGTTAACTTAGCGGTACGTGATATTAACAAAGAATTTGTTCTAGCTAATCAACAAGTTACTGATGTTGCTACTGAGTTCTCTAACATATCTTCCTCAGCTAAAAAGTTTGCTGATTTACAAAATCAAGCCTCTAGATCTGCTAAAACTACCTCAGATGCTATTAAAGAACAACAAAAACAATTAAATATTGTTCGTTCTCTTAATGTTAGAATTGATAGTTTATATAGAGAAGCATCTAAAACAACACTTGTAGCCGCATTTAATTTAAAAAGACAAGCTGAAAACTTAGCTAATGCTAGAGATAATGCTAAATCATTAGCCGATGAATATACTAAATTAGCTGAAGATTCTTCAAAACTAGATAAGTCGTCCCAATTCTTTACAGGTTTATCTAAAATAATTAGTGATATTCCTATTTTAAGGAACTTCTCTACTCCATTTGAAGCTGCAGCTGAAGCAGCCAGAAAAACTACTATTGAAAATGCTAATAATGCTGGTTTAAATGAAAGATTAGATAAATTTAATCAACTTAGAAAACAAGGAGTAGGCATCCAGGATGCTTTAAAAGAAACTAATTTAACAGCTAAGAACATTAAAATAGGAAAATTACCTTCTGCTAGTCCTTTAATAGAAGGATTTAAAGCATTAGGTCCTGTCATATCCCAAGCATTTAAGGGATTAGGGCTAGTAAGTATTGCAGTAGAAGTTTTTAAATTACTTGTACAACTTAGTTTTGCAGCTGATAAACGAGTAACAGATATAGCTAAAAATCTAAGCCTTGGTAAAGATGCAGCAGCAGGTATTTATTCTAATATATTAGCTACTAAAGGTACTTTAGACACAAGTTTTGCTACTACTCAAAATTTAGTAGATGCTTTTAATGAGTTAACTCAATTAACTGAATTTGCTAATATTGCTACAACTCAACAACTTGAAACCCAAATCAAATTAACTAAAGAATTAGGACTCTCAACTGAAGAAGCTTTAGCTTTACAATCTATATTTGCTGTTAATAATACTGAAGCTAATCAAGGTTTAGATATAGTTAATGATCAGATAGCAGCATTTGCTAATGAAAATAAACTATTAGCAGACTCTAGTAAAATTACTAAACAAATAGCTTCTACTAGTAAATTAATTCAACTTAACTTTAAAGGTAATTTAGATTCATTAACTAAAACTGTTTTACAAGCTAATAAACTTGGTTTATCATTAGATCAAGTAAATAAAGTAGCTGATTCTTTACTTAATTTTGAACAATCTATATCAGCTGAATTAAATGCTGAATTATTAACTGGTAAACAACTCAATCTAGAAAAAGCTAGATTATTTGCTTTAAATAATGATATAGCAGGACTTACTCAAGAAATAGCTAATCAGGGCATTACAGCAGCTAATTTTGCTAATATGAATAGAATTCAACAGCAAGCTATAGCTCAAAGTTTAGGAATGCAAGCTAGTGAATTAGGAGACTCTCTATATAAACAACAGCTTATTGATAAAACAGCTCAGGGTTTTACTAAAAGATTAAGAGAACAAGCTGATCTTACAGAAAGAAGAGGAAATGGTCTTGAAGCTATTAGATTAAGAGAAAGAGCAGCAGCAATTGAACAAGGTATCCTTGAAGGTAAAGATTTAGAAGCAGCTAAAGCTCAAGTTGATGCTCAAACTAAATTTAACTTAGCATTAGAAAGAGCTAAAGAAATATTTACTGATTTTGTAGGTGAAGAAGGTAGAGGTCCTTTAGGTATGTTAATTGATTATTTAGAAAGAATTGTAAAAGACTTAGAAAAAGGAAAAAGTTTAGGAAGTGTTTTATTTTTTGGGCCTAGTGCTTCATATAATCCTGAAGAATTAACTAAAACCGCCCAACAAAATAATTTATCTTATACTTCACCTCAAATAGGAAAAGCTAATCAAACTTTTGAAGCAAGATCTCAAGGAATAACATCATTAGCTACTGGAAATTCTCAATATATGCCTATAGTGAGTGAATTAGAATTTTTAGCTGAAACTATAGATGCTATTGTTCCTTATAGTGATGTCTCTTACTTTAATAGAGATAGACAAGCAGAACGTATGCTTGAAGAAATAAAACAATCTAATGAAGCTACTCAAAAAGCAATTCAAGAGCAAACTCAAGCAATAAAAGCAAATAGACAAATCTCAGTAGCTGTAGATGGTACTAATGTCTTTAAAGCTATGAATACAAGTAAATACATGAGTTAAACTACTTAATATTTATAATAAACCTTAAATTCACAAACAATGGGACTACTCGATAAATTAACTCAACAAGGTTCAGTATTAACTCCTTATGATGGTAAAACCCCTAAAACTAACCCTTTAGCTACTAAACAATCTCAATTGCATGCTAATGGCAACCAACCCGGATATTCTTTAGACGGTTCAGCTGCAGCTATTGTAACTGCAGATTATACTGCGTATAATGATGGTTATAATAATGCCTTACCACAACCATCACAATTGGATTTAAACGGAAAAACTCCATCTAAATACTTAGATAATCCTCCAGGATAATGTCATTATTACAGATACTTACTGACCCGCAAAACTTTAGGTTCTATGCTGGTGGTAGAGGCCATGTCTCTAACGCCGGCAACTTTGGTCAGAA